TCATTGGGCATTCTCATAGATGACTTCGCCTAACCCTTCTCCTAACTCCCCACCAATATATCCGGCCGAGAACGCACCACCTCCAACCACAACGATCCCGCAGGCCAATCCAGCCAAACCACCAGAAGGGATAGTCAGACCCACGCACAAAGACGCAACAACGGGACTTGTAAGTACCATACCAGCCAACGCACCACCAATCATCCCACCCGAGAATCCTCCAGCCTCAGTGAATTTTACCTTTTTACATGCCTCGGCATCACCCGCCGTACAAACATCTTGAACCTTCATATACGCAGCTCCGCCACCGATGGCAGTCCCAATCCAGCCGCCTGCTTTTACATATTTGGCCGCTTTGGACACACCTTCGATATGTGTTGCATAGCCCGGAATTTGCTCGGCACCACCTGCCATCGTCCAACGATGAACCAAACTGCGACTGGAAATACCCAATGCACTTTTCAAGTTCGGGTGGTCAGGGAGTCCAATGCTTTTACGGGTCAAGGCGGTAAGGTTGGTGTTCAGTTGTGCAAGCAGGCGCTTACGCTCAGCAAAAAACTCCGCTGATCTCAGCCCGCCCGTGCTTTGGAATGTCCGCACATGCAGCGCTTCGATATCCTTCATAAGCCTCTGAACGTCATCCAGATGCTTGGAAAACATCGCCTCGCCAATGCCTATGGCCGTGGCCCCCCGCGCCAAAAACGTTTCGATTTCACCTCGATGCCGAACCATAAAATCGGCTTCTTCGGGGCTCAACTCTTTGAGTGCGTCATTGGTTTTGGCCGCAGCCTGCATCAATATCGCTTCTTCGCGGGTGCATTGCAGGTTGTTCGGGTCGCTCAATACGATCATCGAGCCCGCATTGAGGTTGTCCAGGTTGGGGTTCAATGCCTCGAACTTGCTGATCACGGCGGGGTTTTGTACCGGGAACAAAGCCGCTTTCAGCTTTTCGCCCGTGGTGCTCCTGGGAACGATGTAGAAGCCAGGTTCTTGCGGTTGCGGTCTTACAATCGGCTCCGCCTCTGGCAGCGGCGGCTTTTCAAGCTCAACGGGGCGATGGAATGCACCCGACCAACCACGGCCGGTGATATGCGGGTACTCGTTGAAGGTGTCCTGGCTCAGCGGATTAAAGGGATCATCTGTAACCAGCAAGATGTCACCCGCCTCTACGGCATCGAGGATTTGTTCCCGGGTTAATCGCGGGCCTTCAGCTTCGATATCAATCAGGCACAGCATGTCGAATGGGGAGTTTAATGCTTGTTCGACGTAGTGCCTGGCGAAGAAAGGGTCTTCGATCTCGCTGAGGCTGACCTCAAGATGCTCGCGGTCGTCCGCATAAATCAGGCGCATGTACATGTCGTATTGTCCTTAATCACCTGAGCCGATAAAGCAGCGGCCCATTCAGGTCTATCCATTGCAGTGCCCGGACTCTATCGGCCAGTTCGGCCAAGGATCAATCAGACCATTCCCAAAACACAGCAGGTTCTATCTCCTTTAATCCACGTTTAAGCGTTAAGTTTTCAAGCCCACAACATCACCCCCTCCTCACTCGGCACCACCACATCCGGCAGATGAATAACCACGCCCGACCGAAACGGCTGCACCTCATCATCCATATGCTGTACGTCAAGTTTCTATTGTCGGCCGGATAGGCCTGCGACATTGCTTACGCCGAAGCGATGGCCTCTCGGGCCTGTGCCATGCGATGTTTACGACATTACTTTTCGTACAGAACCCAGGGTTGCGGAAGCGATCATCAAATCCCAGACATAAAAAAACCCCGTAGACGCTAATCTACGGGGCTTTCGAATGTGGAGGCCGAAGCCGGAATCGAACCGGCGTGGGCGGATTTGCAATCCGATATGAAAACTCAAGCGGGCCGTGGCTTGCAGCAATTATCCTTTCCGAAACTTAAGCAGAATAGATGCTCTGCAGACCGCGTAGAATAAGGTCTCTATCGTTTGTTTAGGAACTGTTCTTCAGCCCCTTCCCGACGTTCATCGCAAGGTTTACGCTAGGCAGCGCAACGTTAAATAAGTCCCGCACAATCCCCAAGAAAGGAAGTCACCAGTGCCAGAATCAAAGCAGGATATTGAGGATTACAACCTCCTGGTAGACGAACACAACGCGTCTCAAGAGCGGATCACCCAACGTGCTCAGGACATAGTGAAAATGTTTTTTGTCGTCAGTGGTGGGGCGCTGGCAGTTTGCGCTGGATTCTTCTCAGCGGGTGTTGTGCTACCGCCAGAGGCGATAAGCTCAGTTCGTGGAGCATGGGTAAGCCTGACCTCGGCGATGATACTGATCGGACTTACATTGTTGCTTATGCTCGGGAGAGACTTTAGGTTCGGTCAGCTCAACCGCTTGCAGATAAACTCTCAAAAGCAATCACCCGAGACTTCTGATTGGTGGGAAATATGGATCTGGGGGACGGGGTTGTTCGGTTTTTTATCTTTTTGCATCGGCATGTGCTTTTTCACGTATGCAGCGTGGATTTATGTCGCTCCTACACTGGTTTCATAAAGCTCTGGGTGAGTGCCATAGTGCGCTTAGGGCAAGCAACATCTCATGCTACTCAAAAACCTGATAAGCATTTGATCTATTCAGAGATTACAGGATGGCACTCTAGCACCCCATTCAGGCTGGACTTACTCAGCGCCAGTAAATACGGGACTCCAGCAACAGGCGCTCGCTGCAACGACGCCCAACGCTGCTGGATACCGAGTAACGATGTCACTCGAAAAGTCACTGAGGCTTTTCAACTTCCTCCGGCGTTCTGCCGAACGAACAGAACTCAAAACCGACACCTATCCAAGATCCATTGAGGGCATGTCCCTCAGTCTTACTTGCCCAGCTGCACGCGGCAATTCACATAAGCATCGCTTCCAGGTACAGCTCCGTAAGAGCGGCATTTAGCATCATCCATGTGGTCTTTTCCTGCCTTGGCATCGGATAAATTCTTCAAACTTTGCTGCCGAATTTCATACCCTTTTGTTCCAGGCAGACAATCATCCCAAGCAATGAATCCTGTAGCGCAGTCCAGCGGGTGGTTGGCGCATCCTGCAATGAAAATCAACAGAAAAGACATTATTACAATTTTCATAAGTGGCCCTCCCCGGCCTATGGGGAGTTTGCCACCGTTTAACTCGCAGAAAACGTACTAAATTATCGAGAGACCGCTCTTGCGTATGCTTGGCAGGCTTGCAGCGCAATCAGTCCTTGATCGCCGTCACCGGTGATTCCGATAATTCGTTGAGCATGCGCTGGGTCAAGTCGGGCTCTATAGGCGCCATAAACCACGCCGCCGGTGCGGGTGGTGGATTGCACTGCGTCACAACCAGTTGCGGGGGCATCGAGTTGGACTGACAGCCGCAGGTCAACAGTAGCAAGGCGATCACGCAGGCGTGCTTGTTTGGTTTTCTCATCGGCAAGGGCTCGGTAATAGGATTGGTCGCTGGCTGCCAGCCATTGCTCCAGGGCGAGGCGCTTGCCCTGCTCTGCCAAAACCAGCGTGGAGTTGGCATTGGCCAGATTGGTACGCTCGGTTTGGTGGGTAGCTTCTTTGGCGGCCAGTTGCTGGCCGTAGGCGTTGGCCTGCCACTCCCATGCGGCCCACGCGCTGCCCGCCATCAGGGCAAGGATGATCAGCAGCGCCCCGCCCCACTTCACCGCATCGATCTTCACGCCAACACCTTCAGCGCCCGGGCATACAGCGCCTGACGATCCGCCGCACCATTCTGGCCGCCATTGATACGCTGGGTAACGGTGTCGAACTTCCCGGCATCGGCCAGGGTGTTCAGCCCATTGGTTGCCCAGAACCACGCGGCTGACATGCAGGCGTGTTGTGGTTTCTCCAGCAGCTCAGGTTGCGCGATCAGGTCCAGGCCCAGCGCTTCGCCGCAGGCGCGGTAGTTGTTCTTGCCGGTGATCTGGATCAGGCCGCGCCCGCGATACGTCCAGCCGTCGCCAGGGGCGGCATTGCCCATGCGGTTGCCGTAGGCGATGTTGGCGATCTGTTCGGGCTTGCGTGCAACGGCGCTGGCCAGTTCCATGCTGAAACGACTTGGCCAGTTCCTGCGCAACGCATCGGCGCTGTAATTTAGGTTTTCCACCAGGCGCGTCAGGTGGCCGGATTCGTGGCCGACCTGCGCAATAAATGCCGCGATGCGTTTGGCCCCAACTATCTGGTACCGGTTCATGGCGGTGTTTAAGACAGGAACAAAAACGCCAGGCACTTGGCTGGCGTTCGGGAGGATTTGCAGCAGTTTCTGCACGGTGATGGGCATGGCTTTCTCCGGGCGAAAAAAATCCCGCTCGATGGCGGGTTGATTTCAGGTATAGCTTTCAGTCGTTTAGCAGTGCTTTGGCTTCATCAATGGATACCCCCAAGTCGTATTTATTGACCAGGGCATTCACTGCAAAATTGATGTTGGTGTAACTGCCAGTTTTGACCTGTTTTCGATAGGCCCGTACCTCACACCATCGCCTATAAGGTCGGACTAATTTGTACATCAGCTGATGAAGAATCAGTGACAAGCCATACAGGGGCCAGAGGTATATTGAAACCAGCAAGGTCAATAATGTACAGAGCAATAGTCCAAGCCCAAGCACGGCATACCACTGCCTCACATGCGTTTTTTCGTGCTCGAGCAATCCAACATCATTTTGATACTTCGGCAGCAGCTTGATCAGCGGGCCCTGAGCCGTACCACCAAATCCATTTGGCAAGTACCTCGCGATTTTTATCAGGTAATATTTCACTTTTTCTCCAAGCATAAAAAACCCGCTACTTGGCGGGCCTCTAAAATAGAGCGCTGCTGCACCCTGCCTCACTGATCAACAGTCTTGGGAGTTTACGAACTCGTCCAGTAATTTAATCTGCATATAGCCCTGCTTAACAGGATTATGTCCGTCAATATCATATGCACACTGAGCACTTGTACTCGTAAAAGCAGGCGCCCCCTCGTACGCAAAAAAACCAATGGCGCAATCAATCTGCGTATTGCCTGGCAAAACCGTAGTTGAAACGATTTTAATATAAGCATCCGGAACATGGATACCTTTGAAAACAACCGACTTTTTAAGCGCCATAATCGTCCACCTAAATTATAATCAACTCAAACCAAAGTACCACTCGAATCAACCCACGCCACTCCATTCCAAAAAACCGGCTTATTGAATGTCGTATCAAAATACACATACCCAATATCTGCCGCCGCGAGAATGGGCCTAGAGGCACTATTACTGGTCCTGGATCTTTGAGGATATACATCTATCCTATTTATTACTACGCTTGCGGTACCGCCTGTTACAGCATTAGTACCAATCGGGTGTGTAGCGGTACTACGATTAGTGGCAGACATTCTTCCGGCATTTACCGTGGCAACGCCGGAGTTAGCAGCAAGTCCCGATCTGACTAGCTGATTGCCTGAATAAGACGGTGCATCAGCAAAATAGTTATCAATAGTTAAGGTGGTTCCATCACCCAGAGCAATCGGCTCAACCCCGGGCGCCCTGTTAATGCGACAGCACCCTGTCATCGACACATTATTATTGGCCCCCATTCGCATGGTTAAAATGTCGTAAAATTTAGCATCCCGCATTTCAAAAATTGGCGCGCCATCCTCAATGGATAAAATACCGCCCTGAACGCCTCCATTGAAGGAACCCTCAAAAACTCTGACATAACAGTTCTCGGGAGCCACTTTGGTTCTAACAGTAAATACTGCTGGAGCCGCCAAACGGTCACCAGTTTTTGTCCAGCACCCATGGAGTTCGGTAATATTTTCCTTGCCATGCAATTGCTGAGCCCCAAGAAACTCCCAACCTACACCAACCCCCTCAACTCCGCAGTTGAAATATCGAGTATCGCAGCCACGGTCTTGATACCCCGGTGCTTGAGATGTCGTAGCATCGGAGTCACCATTTCTGAACACCGAACGGCAATCCCGAAACTCAGCATCGAATTCTCCAGGATGGGTATCAAAAGATGCCGAAGTAGCATTCAGTGAAAGAGAGTCGAAAATAGTATTGTTGCGTGCCGTTCCGTAGTCAAAAACACTTTTAAAGGCATTGATCACTCCACCTGTGTAAGCGTGACGAACGCGCTCGGCTTCAATTCTGAAGCGTCCATAGCGTGTAGCTCCGTACGCGATAATTCCGTATCCGAAAGCGTTGATGGCTAATTTATCTCGCAAGTCCATGACCTTAACATCAGCCATAGGATGCCAGCACGAAGTAAAGTTAACTGCCGTACTGCCTAAGTTTTCGAACGTCGCATTGACAATCGGACGCACCGCTCCGACGCAGCGAATCACACCGTTAGCACCGCCAACGCTTTCTGCATAGGGATCAACTTGGGATGTAAATTTAGGCCCATCAATAATAAGCTGATCTTTCTTAAGCTTTGTCAGGAGCTTATTTGCAGTGTAAGTATCTTTCAGAAAACCATGGAGGTAAATAGTTGCTCCAGACACTTCCAGAACTCTCATCAACTCAGCTTTTCTTGCTGAAGTAGAAAACCCATAAACATCCTCTGAAGACACCATCACAACATCTCCACGGCCGAACCCTGAAGCGTCTCCGACAAATAGCGGTGTCACAGCATTCCCGCCAAACGCCGGGTAGTTAGTGATAGCCCCGATGGAAACGATTGGAATCTGACAAACGTAACCAGGGTCAAACACGAACGCACGCAACGAAGGTGGGACCTTGATAGTTGCTTCACCAGATAATTTTATACCTTTGGTGATGACAACAGTGTCGTTCATCACAATGATATTTTTCAAATCCCCAAGGTCGAGCTCACCAACACCCCAGCTAATAGCCTTGGCAATATCAGCGCTGGCATTATATGTTGAGACTCCAGATTTTATTGCGGCGTGCTCCGCAACGGGAACCAAGTCAAAAATAGATAACTTCTCAGAAAGCTTTGATTGTGTGTCGCGCTGAGTTGCATTTGCATATGGCTGAGAGAATGCAATTCCTCTCCCCGCCTTACTCGGATCCGCCAGCTCTTGGCGTAATACATCATCCCCAAGCAAAATGAACGCATCACTTTCGGTAGCCCAGTCACCGGTCGTGGTGTAAGGCACAGCCGCTAGAGATGACAATCTATAGGGTTGACCGTCTCTCATGACATATTGACTGTACCGCTCAATCCGAAGGCCAGGACCGTAATCGCCGACTGACGAATAACCACTGGACTCCATAAAACGAACAAACTGTTCCGAGCGCACTGCTTGGCCTTGATCAAACTCGGATTCACGCCGAACCTGATCAGCATTATGCTCCCCCTCCATCCCAGACCAAGACTTGCGCGGTACCCCCTTACGATCTGGATAGGACGGGTTGGGTCCAAGAGATAAGTAGTCCAGATTCCGGGCATTGTCAGACAGATCTTTCGGCGACGTAGAGCCAATCGGATTGCCGGTGTTATGGGTCATGGTGATGTTGCTCGCAGAATACGCCTGCGGCGCCGCGAAGGATGCGGTGCCGAGGGCGCTGAGTTTTAACAAGTGCCGGCGACTTACCATGACGACCAAACCTCAAAAACAGGAAAAGTCGGCAGTATACCGGTGGAAATTTCGTACAGAAGTAATGGCCAGACTGGCCATTACGGGAATGAATTAATCTTCATGGTAGCGAGACCATTCTCGATTCATGGCTATGTCAAAGATGTCTGACCCAAGGATGTACTCAGGAGCATCGACCACCCAGTCCTTATCAATCAGCGGCCGCTTGAGCAGCCTAAGTTGTGCAGTGAATCGCCAATCATCAACGCCGATCAAAAAAGGGCCTTTGTAGATGTCGACGAACTGAGCCTGGTAGTTATCGAAACCGAGGGGCGTCTTGAGCGGACATTCAAAAGGCAGCGATCCAGACTCAAGAACATGCTCGAACCAACCCTCAAACAGCTGCGCCTCGCTTTCTGTGAATAGCCAGGTGACTTCGGCCACCGTGGGGGTATTGCGAAACGCTCGGCGCTGAACGGTGCGCCCGGTCACCAGCTTTGAGCTGGTCATCGGGCTGACAGGATCAAAGCCATACCCGTCCCGCTGCGGGGTTGGCAGACCTTCAGGGTATGCAAGCATGGTTCTAAGGTCCTTTGTCAGTCCGGCGCAGTGGCGTGGTCGTAGGTATAAACGCGAGCGTCATAGGGCATGCCCTTCATTGAAATACCGCCATTGGATGGAGCAGCCGAGGTCACCAGTACCGGGTACGCCCATTTGTCAGCCGGGCCGAAAAGCAGGTGTGGCGGATCCAGGCCAAGGATGAATTCCGGGGTGAAGTCCAGCCCGTCAACCTTGACGCTGTAGTCGTCGATCTGGGTGGCCGGGTAAGGCCCGGAGAGCGTGCCGTCCAGTCGCCTGACGCCGATCTTGTGCGCCCCGCCCGCAGACCAGTCCAAGGGCTCTGACGATTCAAGAATCAAACCGCCAATGACTGGCTGTACGTCCATCAGTAAAGCGCTCTGACACTCTCCCGGTGTATCACTGGCCACCGCGCAAAAGCTGAGGTAGCCGGAGTTACGCCCGGCGAGTGTGGTTCCCCAGGTGTAGGTGTCCGACCGGAACAACTGATGCCCGCGACGGCGCATCCCCCACCGGTAAGCACGGTTTCGATCTGTCACGCCGGGTAGTTTGATCTTCTCTACTTTCAGCCCAAGATCCCCAGGCCAGCGGCAGACCACGGTTTCCCATGACCAGCTTTTGCTTGAGTAGAACTCAACGTCCACGCCATCAAAGTCATTGATCGATGGCAGCGGCCCGCTGATTTTCAACGCATCTGTCATGTTCTGGGGTGAGTAGGTTTGAGTCTTCGGCCCGTACTCACGATCAAAGATCGCCCTCGGTTCATCGCGCACCGGCTTGATACGCCCGTTTGCGATCGTCAATTCCGCCCAACCGCAGGCCAGCGCATTGTTCAGCGCTTCTTTGGCGATGATCGAGTCATCAATGGTTTCGTCATAGAACTGGCCATCGGCGACACAGGACGCGTGCAGCTGGTCGAACTCTTCAAGATCGATATCGTCGTCGGTGTATCCCAGCGACTTCAGAACGTTTAGCACCCACGGCACAATGTCACGGGTAGGCGCCGGAGTCTGCCAGGCGCCCCCGCTACGCAGTGGCAGGACGCGAGTAGCTTCAACGCTGACTTGGCTTTCTGATTGTGCTGAAAGCCGATCAGCGCCGCGAATCTTCACCGACATAACGGTCATACCGGCGTAACACGCCGGGCGTACCTGACGCAGCCCTCGCAACCCGTACCACATCATGTCGTCCATAACCTCGGCCGAGTTGGCCCCGCCCACCTTGGGCATACGCTTGATGCGGCATTCAGGCCGCATCGGGTAAGGGAGTTCGTGCCGAAACGTGAAGCCCTGGGCATCACGCGAATGACCGCTTACCGTTTTGGGCAGGACAGTCCAGGCGCCGGCCACATCCATATCCCGGTACTCAAACTGGTGCGAGGACGAAACCGCGTACTCATAGCCTGTCCGGCCAATACCAATCAGTCCGTTCGCGGCGAATACGGAATACTCGATGTGGGTGACCTTCTCCCCTACCGGGCTGCACACGAACGGCCCGCGATACCCGCCTTGCAGGTTGGAGGGGTCAAGGTTGACTACCCCGTTGACGCTTTCCAGAAAGCGGAACCCTGGCCAGTCTTCATCGGCAGAGCCGGTTGAAGTCAGGCGATCCACTTCTATGATGCCGGGGCCGAAGGTTGTGATGCGATATCGCAATCCGCGTGGGCCAATGCTGGCCTGGCCCGTGCCCAGTGTAAGACCGTTTGCAGGAGTGCCGCCGTCATAGTTCAGGGTCATCTGTGCAGGCTGCTCAGGCGTACCGCTTGAGGCTGCTGTGCCAGTCGTACTGACTGGGCTGGTACCGAGAATGGTCGAAGCCGACGATGTCAGCGGCTGGCCAGTGAATGCCGCCGTTTCGGTGATCAGCAACCGGCCCAGGGATGCGCTGGCAACAAATGGCGCAGCCCCCTTGGCAATGTTGAAAGCCGAGACCAGCCCCGCGAGATCAGTTGTTGCTGTGTTCAGCGTGACAGGGTATGCCGTCGCGCCTCTGCTAACCGTGAATGACAGCGGCGTCACATCAAAGTCATAGCGTGAGGGCGCACTGGAGCCAAGCAGCCGTGAAGCAGTGCCAGCAGTCGGCGGAAGCGCAGGCGAATAAGGCGTATAGGTATTGACCACATACGTACCGGCGTTGGCTCCCACCACTTCAATGGGCATCCCGACGTTGGGGTTGAGCATTTCAAGTGGGCCTTGAACGATATCCGGCCCGGCTCCACCATCGATCACCGTGTACTCGTAGTAAGCCAGCACGCGAATCACCAGGCCGCTGGTCCAGTCGCCCGGGAACGCGCCCGCCCCTGCAGGGATCGCAATGGTCTTGCCATTGAACTGGTAGGCCGAAGCGGTCGCCGATGGCGTGATGTTGTTCGACACCGTCAATTGCAGGCCAGCCGATCCGCTGGAACTCGCGCCCACCTCACCCACGTTGAACCACAGCATTGACGCGGTATCGCCCGAGACGTCCGCGCCTGGTGGATAGATCGTCACGCTGGCATCAGAGCCCAGCGAGATAAGCGGCGTTTCACCCACCTTGATCCTGTTGATTGGAATGTCCAGCGAGCCTGCCGAGACATACAACAGCATTTCCACCCACTGCTCACGCGGCGCAACGAACCAGGTGCGCGGCTCGGCCAGATAGGACGGGTATACCTTCTGGTGGCCTGCGATCTGGCGGATGGTGTCGCCCAGCTTGACCTTGTTGCCTTTGGCGCTCGCCTCACTCAGCGGGTTGCCCTGGGTGTTCGACGTTGACGGCATGCCGGGCATCTTCGGCACCATTGCCTTCATGACCGCCTGCGCACCCTTGAAGAGGGCAAAGGTGATGCTGAACGGGTCGGTGCCTTTTGGCTCACGCCAGATCTGGACATGATCCGATGGCTTGAACTTGACCTTGTGCCAGAGCCTGGAATCGATCAGCTCGTCATTGAGGGCAATACTGATCGGTGGCGAGTCCATGCGCTTGTAGCTGGGAGCCGGGCAAACATGGCCTCCTGTAGCGCAACGGATGGATCAGCCATCGGAAGCACCTCGGCTTGCCTTGTTCAAGGTGCGCGCCACTGCAGCGCGGATGCTTGCCAGAACAAACTCCTTGTTAACGTCCATCGCCGGGCGCAGCCACGGGTGTGCCGGACGAGCCGGGATATCCGGGTATTTACCGTAGAAGTTGGCGCCATCGCTTTTGTTTCGATTCTGCCGGTTGCGGCCACCGGCCCGTTTTTTACCGGTGTAGCCTTTGGTGCCGTACTCCAGGAACTTCAAGTAGTAGTACCGGCGCATATCCTTTTTGCCCCGGATGCCTATTTCAGCATCCAGGCCGCTTTTGGAAACGAAAGCCTTGAGCCCGGCTGCTGCAGCGCCAGTGTCCTTTGGCACCAATTCCCGCATGGTCGCAAGCACTTTGTCAGCAGCTTCCTGCATCGCCGGTACCAGTTCGTTATCCATGGTGGAGTGAATGTTGCGAAGTGTGCGGCGCAGCTTGAAGTCGCCGGACATGCGTGATCGGCGAGCAGCCATGGCTTACTCCTTGGGCTTGGTAGCCTTCTCCAGGGGTGGCGCAGGGGTGGCGACTTCTTCCACCAGACCGCGCGCCACCAGAGCGGCCCCCGCCTTGGCGTCGACAACAAACTCGTCGCCTTTCTCGCGGTCGCCAACGGCGCCGGAAAGACTGCCCAGGGCAATGACTTTCATAATTCACCTTTAGGGGTTGGGATCGTTTGAACACAAAAGCCGCAACATCGACAAGTCGTTGTCGGGCAGTGCAGCCTCGATCAGGTAAGTGACGCCCTTCTCTACCAACCGGCAACCGGCCTTCAAGTCAGCGCGGGGGCGGACGCGAATCTCGGCGGTGATCATCGCCTTGATTTGCTCGGCAACCGGGGCAAGGCGCCCGGAAGGTGTGGTGATTTCCGCCCAGACCTTCCCGTCCTCTACCCAAGCCTTGTCGAAGCCGCCGGTTTTGTTCTTGACCAGGACGGGCTTGAACAGCACGCAGCGGTGACGCATGGGACCGGCTCTCATCAGAATCGCTTCCTGTACCAAAGGAGTCGGTCAACGGCCATCCGATGTCCTCCCGGGCAGGGAGCAGAATTGATTCGGCCCCGACAGCACTCCCAGCTTGAGGCGATGGGTGTGGCGGGGCCGAAAACGAAAAAGCCCCGGCCAATGCCAGGGCTAGATAAATTATGGGAAAAAAGTCACCCGAAGTGCCGATAGACCTAGAGTTCAAGATCAACACTACAGCAAAGAAGCTATCAACCCTAAGGCTGTGGTGATAGCAAGCAGCGTTGCTATCTCCCAGGTCGTGAAGAAGTTCACAGGCACCACAAGCCAATGAACAGCAGTCGATCAAATGCCGGAAGATCCACAAGAACTTCGTTGGTGAACAGGCCGGGTTTTATGTTGCGTGCGCGAGCCATTACACAGCCTCCTTTTTAGTAGGCAATACAACGCCTGGAGGCATGGAATAGGCGGTATTGCTTGATGCCGGAATGGTGCTCATAATGACCTCGTTAATGTTGTACTGAAGCCGGTCTAGCCACCGGCTTTTTTTTGCCTAAAATTTGGTAACTGGATGGATTAACAGCTAATCCGAGGTGCTTTTTCTCAACCTCTAAGAAGCCGATAATTCGCTTACCAAATGACTTGGCTGCTCGGACTCAGCCGCGATTGCGGCCAGCTTCGGGAAAAAAGAGAACGCTGAAATCTCACCGGAAGTTGCTTTGTGTAGTTTTGTTGCAACGTCTTCGGAAGGCTTTCTGTGGCCCCCAGCGATTAGCCAGAGATAACCAACAGATATCCCCGCTTCGTCGGCAACCCGCTGTCGCTCGTCGTTGCGGGCTTTTGTGAGCCATCGCTGCATAGCGGGAATCGGAATTTTCATGTTCAGTGCCCTTGTAAGATATTTATCAAATTTATCTCATTGATAATTTCAAGGCAAGAAAGCATTGATCATTCTGATTATTTATCAGATTGATAAAAGAAGGGATCATTGGGGTATGGATACCAACAGCATTCGCAGAGAAAACCTCAGAGCCCTAGCAGCCACGCACAAATCCCAAGCGGATTTCGCAGCGGCCTGCGGGACGGCGGCATCAGTAATTAGTCTGATTATTTCCCCCAACCCAAAGCGGAACTTAGGCCACAGGCTGGCCAGGAAAATTGAAGAAGCCCAAGGGTTGCCGTTGGGCTGGCTAGATAGCGAACACTCCGCTTTAGCTGAGCCGCCTATTGAGGTTGACTTACTTCCCGCTGCCCTAGCGCAGAAAATATCGTCTTATCGCCCCGTAATCGAAATTGAGCGGTTTGATGTAGCAGGATCGATGGGCTTCGGCTCTGAGCCGCCGGAATTCAACGGAGTTGTAGAGGCCATGAGCCTTGACGCTTCGTGGGTACGCCAGAATTTGGTGTTCACATCTGTCGACAATATCAAGCTGATTTCTGGCCGAGGCGACAGCATGTCACCCACCATTCGAAGCGGCGACCCTGTCCTGGTCGACATTGGCGTCATGTCAGTTGAAGCGGATGCGATCTATTTCTTCCAGATGCGTGGGCAACTCCATATCAAGCGCATACAGAGAGATTTGGATGGGCTGACTATCATCTCGGACAACAACAAGTACCAGTCAATCAGGGTTCCTGCCGATCGTGAAGAAGATCTAACCATCATGGCGCAGGTTATCTATTGGTGGAATGGCCGAAATTTTTGATGACCCCGGATCGCGTTGCCTTCTGAGTATTAGAACCACTGCGTAGCACCTGACAGAATTGATACACACCAAATCCCGCCACTGAGCGGGATTTTTTTCGTCTTCGATAAAGCAATTGATCAAAGACAGGACGTTTACGGAGATAAATTTATCAAAATGATATTGACATCAATTTATCACGGAGATAAATTCACCTCATCGCCGGCCAACACCGCCGACAGGGCAGAGATGCCAGGGGCAACCCGAACGCTCTTTAACAACCTGCAGACGCACCCTGACGCCATACGGCATTTGAGTTCAGGGAACAGCACGCAATACAGCCTGCTTCCGTGACCGATAACTCGGCACGCAAGGTTTGCTGAGCAACACCGGACACTTTCACTGCTGCACCTGGGTAACCGGGTGCATCGGGAAAACAACCGAGTAAACATCATGGAATCGACAATCGTAGACGGTGCATGGAAGGGGCACCTCGGCCGAGGCCTTGCGCCACGGGAACTGCAATTCGTGCTTTCAGTTGCCCAAGGGCTGACAGCCAAAGAAATCGCCAAGGTGTTCGACATAGCGCCGGGCACCGTGGTCAAGCGGCTGGCCTGCGCTATGTACAAGCTCGGCGTTCACCGCCAAGGCGCGATGGTCGCCGAAGCGATGCGCCGACAGATCATCACCCCGCTCTGCCTTCTACTGGTCGCCGTGATGACGATGCAAGGTCTTGATGACAGCGGGATGGCTCGCCGTGATCGCCGCCCAACCGAGCGCAGAGGTGGCGAACTGAGAATGACACGCCGCGCTGATTCTTTTGATCTAGTCGGCTAATCAGAATCAACCAGCGCCACGACAGCCTGTCGCTAACTGCCCGAGCCCTGGTACTCCCCAGCACCAGGACCGCATCGGTCTGATCTTCGGCATATTCCAGCCAGAGTACAGACCGATGCGGACGCCAACCCAGCAGACGCTGGACACCTGCATCACCCATGCCCTGCTGACGATCAACACGGAGGATTCAGCCATGCACAAGTAAATCGTGATGGGCACGCCCGCACAGCCTTGCTCTTACATACGGTGGCGTTTTAAGAGTGCAACACAGCCCGGTTTCGACTGGGCTTTTTCATGCCTGCAGTTATTCGTCAGCCCTCCCTTGTCGCAAGGCCTTAGCGCTGACGAATACCCGCAACCCAAGTCGAGGATCGACCATGCACCCATCAATCGCCCAGCGCATCACCGTTCTCGACGGGTTGCGCGCACGTGCTCAGCAGGCCACGGCCGAGTTCTACCAAAAGCCCGGTGTACAACCGCCACCCCTGGCCCCGCTGATCATCGTGCGGCCGAGCGGCAACAACACCTTTTCGCTGATCAATCGCGCTACTGGCGTGGTCGTGGCCGAGCGCTTCGGCCACAACAATGCCACTGCTCATGCTCGCGATCTGGAGACAAAAGAAGCGCAGTTCAACGTTAAGCAGTTCGGAAAATTCCTGAGCAGCTGGACTTTGCGCTTTGGCATCACGCTGACCGTGTTCGCCTTCTTCGGCCGTCACTTGTGAGGCGCATTAAAACCTCAGTTCAGCGCCGCCTACGCCAAGCCAAACACCACCTGCCACCCAGCGAAATTGAAGAGGTAGGCCATGGCCAAATCTGCAACCGAACGCAAACGCGAACAGCGTGCGCGGGACAGATTGAGCTCGAAGGAAAAAGAAGCACTCCTGCTGTCACGAAAGATTGTCACAGCTCTTTATCACAACGATGACGCAGCGTTGCAAAGAAGCATGGCCCGCACCAGCATCGACGAAGAGCAGGACCTGATTTCCCGCCTGATCCACGGCGCTGATCGTCTCACCGACAAGCAACTCGAAAAGCTGATTAATCTCGCGTGACATACCGTCGTGACAGGCGGAGCACCACCCAAACTCTACCTTGCCACCATGCAGCACACCGGCCACGAAGGATCATCTATACCCATTCGCCATGCCGTTATTCATCAAATTGACAAAAAGTGAGACGGCAAACCTGCAGAAAAATACTGTTTATCACTTACTATTTAATCTTGTCATTTCTCCGACTTTTTTAAGGTTCCGAACAGTAACATCTAGGCAGTTTGAAATAATACCGAGAGTCAATTCCAGCTGATTGGTGGTCGGCCCCATATAAAATTCGTACTTACTATTATCCGGCGCAAAAGATCTATCTAAGGATCGTAAAGTGGCGTGACCCGCGAGGGCTGACAGGAACCGATACTGGATGGTGTAAAGATCAAGCAGCCCGGCGATTTTCGCTGAATCATAAACAGAAAACGTGTTACCTGAACTACGCCCCACCATATCCAGAAGATACTTTTCATCTTCAGGAGAAACTTTATCAGCGGGTAAATCCTTCAAAATTGAAGCTGCGAATTTATTACCTTCCTTATCGTCATTGGATTGAATACTTTCAAATACTTCAGGCTTGGACAACAAAGCCGAGGAATGAAAAAGGGTTTCAAGCGCTGTTCTAGCAAGCACTTGGGCCTCTTGGACCAACCCTATCTCACACAATCGAATTGCAGCCTGGCAAGTACGCACCGTCCTTTCCGCAAAAAGGAAAGCACAAACCAACGACGGATCGGATCTACTTACGGCCGTATTCACAATCAAATTCTGAGCTCTCGCTGAGATGACGCCACATTCGGAAAATTCGCTCAAATAAGTAACTAACACTTCCTCCCTATGGGTAAAAACATAGTTAGATAAAAATCCTTTTTCATCAAACTCCTTCTTATACATTTCAATCTCCTACATTACCTGCTTAAAAGTTAAGCCATCAAATAAATTAAATTCTTACCGCATCCAGCCACGAAGAGCGACGCAAGCATAGAGAACGCCATGAGCGGATTGTAGTGAATGCCTGCATAGACCATCACTTCTTGCTGCCACTCTCAAAGCTCCCTGAAACAAACGGCCAGCCTCCACGATTCTTCTTTCCGGACTTCACCGTCGACTCAGCAATTCGCTCACGCTCTAGCCTCTCGTAGAGCTTGGCCCGAAATTCGACCGGAGTTGCCTCGAGCAATGCGGCAAGATCGTCGAACTGATGTTTCTGCTTGTGTCGCTCGGCCCTAGTACGCCTTTCCTTTTTTGCCATTACGAAGCTCCGCATCCGGCTCCATGCCGGGCCGAACACAAATACCCCACTTTTACGAATCACGCCACTGGCGAGGTATCCGCATGTCTGCACACCAGAAGAAACACCCCTTCGATTTCAAAACCCAGTACGGACTTGGCTTCAACCAGCAGGACGATGAGATCGTCGTGGACTTCTTCTGCGGCGGTGGCGGCGCCGGTACCGGGCTGGAAATGGGACTTGGCCGAGCTGTAACCGTCGCCAAAAACCACAGCCCTGCCGCGATCAGCATGCATACGGTCAACCACCCGCATGCGAAGCACTTCACCACTGACGTGTTCGAGGGTGACCCTGACACTGAATGTGGTGGCCGGGCCGTGGGCTGGTTCCATATGTCGCCGGACTGCACTCACCACAGCCAGGCCGCTGGTGGCCAGCCCCGCAAGCGCGAAATTCGTAACCTGTCATGGATCGGACTGAAGTGGGCTGGCATGAAGCAACCAAGGGTGATCAGCCTGGAGAACGTGAAGCAAATCTTGCAATGGGGGCCGCTGGTGGCAAAGCGCTGCAAATTGACTGGGCGCGTCATCAAGCTGGGTGGCGTAATTGCTGAACCAGGTGAAGTGGTGCCGGTCAGTGAGCAATTTCTGGTACCTGATGCTAAACGTCGCGGCCAGACTTGGGCGGTTTTTGTCGCCGAGCTGCAACGCCTGGGCTATGCCGTCGAATGGCGCGTAATCAAGGCCTGCGACTTCGGGGCCCCGACCAGTCGTGAACGCCTGTTTATGATTGCCCGCTGCGATGGCCAGCCCATCGTGTGGCCCGAACCAACCCACGCCAAGAACCCGGCCAAAGGTCAGCAGAAGTGGCGCACCGCCGCCGAGTGCATTGACTGGACCATCCCCAGCAAAAGCATCTTTGGTCGAAAAAAGGATCTGGCCCCGGCTACCCTGCGCCGCGTTGCCAAGGGTATGCGCAAGTTTGTACTTGATGCCGCAAGCCCTTTTATCGTGCCGATCGCGAACTGGTCCGGGGAAAGCGTGCAGTCTGCGGACGAGCCACTGCGCACAGTGACCTCCTACCCCAAAGGCGGCGCCTTCTCGATTGTCAGTCCAACACTCCTTCAAACCGGTTACGGAGAGAGAGCTGGTCAGGCACCGCGTGCACCTGGTCTGGATCAGCCATTGGGTACAGTTGTCGAAGGCGGGGTTAAGCATGCGATTGCAGCGGCGCACCTGGTGAAGTTCAGGTTCTCTGACGAAGGCAAAGCATTGGATGAGCCATTACCCACCATCACCAGCGGCGGTAACTATAAGCGGCCTGCCGGTGCCGCGCATGCAATGGGAATCTCGACCGTGTTCATGGCGCAAATGAATGGCGGCTTCAACACAACAGCAGCCAAAAGCATCGAAGACCCCATGACCACCGTGACCAACACCGGAAGCCAGCAACAACTGGTCACCGCCAACCTGGTGCACTTGCGCGGTAACTGCGATGCGCGGGACTTGAACGACCCGCTGCACACCATCAGCGCAGGCGGTACGCATCACGGCCTGATGACGGCATTCCTTGAGCGTCAGTTCGGCGCCAGTGTCGGCCAGGGCCTGAACGAACCGGCACCCACCATTACAGCGGGTGGCGGCGGCAAGAGCTCACTAGTCGAGTTGCAGCTATCGCCGGAAGTTGAAGCCGGCGCACTTCGGGTCGCCGCATTTCTGATCAGTTACTACGGCACCAGTGATGCAGGTGATATCGCAGCGCCCGCCCCGACCATCACCACCCGCGACCGCCTGGCACTGGTCACCGTGACCATCAAAGGCACGCCGTATGTAATCGTCGATATCTGCCTGCGGATGCTACAGCCGGCCGAGCTGTACAAGGCCCAAGGCTTCCCGGGTGAGTACATCATCAGTCACGGTGCTGACGGCAAGCCCTTCACCAAAACCCAGCAGGTTCACATGTGCGGGAATAGCGTCAGCCCGCCGCCAATGGCAGCACTGGCCCAAGCGAATGATCCATGGAAGGTAAACCAGCGCGAAGCGGTGGCCGCATGAGGCCCACCACAACGTTTACACTAGGCCGGTCGGCAACGTAATCATTGAGCATCAATCAATCAATCAATCAATCAATCAATCAATCAATCAATCAATATCATTGTCGTGCAGAAATTTAGCGACTTGCTTCGCCGAATTACTTCCGGAGTGATCCGACGTTACAATAATAAAGTTACGGTTTAACCTCTTCTGTAAGAATTCGAGCTCTTCAGGGAAGCTATCACCAACAAACATCATGAATCTAATCCCCAAAAGGTCGAACTGTATACCGTTGATGTTTGGAAGAGACATTAGTGCTGGCAGCGACATAATCCCGTTCATTTCTGGATGAGTGTTAACGTCCGCCACTAGCAAGAAACCCTCTATGTACCCCTGCGGACTCAAGAGAAACCTCTTCAGCTTTTCTAGCTGCGCCCCAGTGCAAGCCCCCTTACAGCTTTTTATGCCCGCCGCAGGGATCGGCCATTCTAGGGCGCGCCAGAATACGCTGACTGCGAAGTAGTAGAGAGCCAAACTCAACTCGTCGGGAAGTTGGCTGGGAACAAAAAGTCGTCTGCGAACGCTAATTTCTGCGGGTCGAATAGTCGTTAGACGTTCAAGCAGAGGAAATTTATTATGGGTCCCCCAATGCTTGGCAACGATTGCTTCTCCATGCTTGGAAAAAAGATGCTCGCATTTTGAACATAGGAAATGAGCATCCACCTGCCTATCAGTTCTTCCAAATCTGCCCGACTGCATGTCTATCCTCATAGGTGATTTCCCACCTTCTGAGGGCAGATCTCTAACTTGCTTGTAGGCTGATTTAGGGATCAGGTGGCTTTTTTTTAAGATCCCTACCTGTCCGCATAAACCGCATAAACCATTACGCATTTGCTTTTTTTCCTTGAGCGACACCCTACTGCAACAAACATCGACAGGTTCTCGGACATCGAGATTAGCGCATCCAAGATGCCGAAAAGTCATCGAGTATCAAATTCATTTTCTGGAATGCATCCGTACTCCATCCCGCATTAACTCCCTCCCCTTGAGTCAGCCGCTATAGCGGCAAGGACGAAGTCATGCCTGAAAACAAATCGAAAACCATGTGCATCTACCACGCCAACTGCGCCGATGGCTTCGGTGCAGCATGGGTAGTTCGCAAAGCCCTTGGGGCTAATGTCGAGTTTGTACCTGGTGTCTACGGCCAAGAGCCACCGGATGTAGCTGGAAAAGACGTTGTTCTCTTCGACTTCAGCTACAAGTACGACGTACTGGCGGAGCTCGCGTGGAGAGCGAAAAGCATAATCGTGCTCGACCATCACAAGAGCGCGGCCGAAGATTTGGGGCGCTTTGAGCCATTCCACGCAGGCATTGAAAAAGATACCCGGCGCGATGACGGGACCCCACTACTCGGATGGAAAACAGCGCACGACATGGCCAACTCACAAAACGGCCCATTGATCGCCTGCTGTTTCGATATGAACCGAAGCGGAGCAATGCTCGCGTGGGACCACTACTTCCCAGGCCAAGAACCCCCTCAGTTACTGCGGCACATCGAGGATCGTGATCTTTGGCTGTTCAAGCTTGAAGGCACGCGGGAGATCCAAGCCAACCTGTTCAGCTACCCCTACGACTTTGAAGTATGGGACCAACTGATGGCCGCTGATGTTCTCACTCTTGTTTCCGATGGGGCCGCAATTGAGCGCAAGCATCACAAGGATGTAGCAGAGCTGGTTGGCGTGACAAAGCGAAGGTTGCTGATCGGAGGTTTCGACGTACCTGTCGCATCCCTACCTTACACACTGACCAGCGATGCTGGCCACTTGATGTCTCAGGGCGAGCCATTTGCAGCCTGCTATTGGGATACCCCGACTGGGAGAGTGTTCAGCCTGCGCAGCACTGATGAAGGTATGGACGTTTCTGAAATAGCCAGCCAGTACGGAGGCGGTGGCCACCGCAACGCTTCAGGGTTTCGCGTCCCATTCGGTCATGAGCTAACCATTTAGTCGCTTTTAGGTTTCCCTTACAAAAATCTATAAGCCTGCCGATGATCGGCGGGCGAGGTATCCCTATGTCTGCAATCCTTCAGCGTTTCCACCAGGTAGCAAATGACGCTCTCGAAAAGATCAGCGCTCACTGCCTGCCCGGCGCCAAGATAGCACTGGTGATTTACACCCCAGGCAAGCCCGAGGAAGACATCATCCTCAAAGATCAGGGTCTCGATGACAACGAAGTCGTCAGCTCCCTGCGCCGACGCGGCCTAAGCATCGACGGCGACAATGCCTACAAGCGCGACCTCTGCGACGCGATTGCTGGGGCTCTGGCCATGGGTGCGCAAAACAACAACCCGCCACCGCCGAATCACTGGGGTCAGCGCTTTTGGGATATAGGCCGGGAGGAGCGCGCGGCGTGCGAAGAGTTGGTCGCAGCGCTGAAACTTACCCGCGAGAACCTGCGCGCCTGCCAAGCCACCATCCATCTGTGCGGCGGTTTCGATCCAGCCTATGTGGACGACGCCCAGGCAGCCATGAAGGTTGCAGATGCCGCGCTCGCCAAAGCCACCCGATAACCAACCTTCTGCCGCCCAGCGCGGCGGCACGGAGACACACCTATGGAAACTGAAATCCTCTCCGAGGATGAACTGGCTGATTTGACCGGCTACAAACACCGCGGCTACCAACGCCAATGGCTTAAAGACCGCCACTGGATTTTTATCGAGAGTCGCGGTGGTCGCCCTCTCGTTGGTCGGATGTTCGCGCGCATGAAGCTCGGAATAATTTCGCCATCCCTCGCAACCCCGAATCCCCCGCCAGCAGCCCCAGCCTGGACACCCGACTTCTCTAGAGTGAACTGATATGCGCCCCCGCAAGACTGAAAACAGGGATTTGCCGCCAGGGATGGTGCGGCGCAATCGGCCACGAAAAAACGGTACGGTTTGGGTTGGTTACTACTACAGGGATGCAAACGGGAAAGAGATAGCGCTTGGCGGGGATCTTGATAAAGCCCGCCTCAAGTGGGCCGAACTAGAATGCAAAGCAAAGCCGGCAGATCTAAAAATCATGAAGGGGATTTTTGATAGGTACGAGCGGGACATAGTCCCGAAGAAGGCGCCACGCACACAGAAGGACAATAAGGCCGAGTTCAAGCATCTGCGCGAAGGGTTCGATACTGCACCCATTGATGCAATAACCCCTTCGATGGTGGCCCAGTATCGCGATGCGAGAACAGCCAAGACCAGAGCCAATAGAGAAATCGCTCTGCTCTCACATGTGTTCAACATGGCAAGGGAATGGGGTTTCACAGATAAAGAAAATCCCTGCGCGGGTGTACGTAAGAATAAGGAAAAGGTCCGCGACTTCTATGCCAACGATGTGGTGTGGGCTGCAGTGTACGCGCAGGCACCGCAAGAGCTGAAAGACGCTATGGATTTGGCTTACCTGACAGGACAGCGCCCAGCTGATGTGATCGCTATGAATGAAGGGGACGTGGAAGGTGACTACCTCACCGTCCAACAAGGGAAGACAGGGCGAAGGCTCAGAATATTGATGCAAGTCGATGGCATTAAAAACAGCTTGGGGATGCTTATCGAAGATATATGCACCAGGAACAAACAGCACAGCTCTGCTCGTTTTATTTTGAATACCTCCGGGAGAAGGGTGTCACAGGAAATGTTGCGCAACCGTTGGGACGATGCTCGAGAAAAAGCCAGACTGAAAGCAATCGTCGAAGGCAACCCGGGTGATGCCGAAAAGATTGCCCAGTTCCAGTTCAAAGACATCCGTCCGAAAGCCGCATCAGAAATTACTGATATTGGTGATGCCAGCTTGCTGCTTGGTCACTCAAAACAGGAAATCACCAAGAGGGTTTACCGGCGCGTCGGAGCCATCGCCAAGCCCTCAAAATGA